CGAACGGTTCATTTTATGCATTATGTAATCAACTAGGGTTTTATATGGAGAATGGACAATTCCTGCTTATGGAGTATACATATTTAGAAGCTTCAGGGTTTTATGATCAATATATTAACTCAAGCATTATAGCAAATGCAATAGAGGATCTAAATAAAGAGCTTCAAACAAATAGAGTTTTTAATTCAGGAATTTCAGCTGCCATTGATGAAATAAGTGATTATGAAAGAGATGATTTAATTACTGCAATAATAAAAATTCTAGAAACTGAAAACGAGGTGATAATATGAGCCAAATGGTAGTTAGATTTGATTCGAACAATCGTGATGCTGAACTCTGTATAAAAAAAGGAAATGAAATAGTTTTTAAAAATATATCTGTTAAAGCTCTTGTTTCAACACTTGTAAACAATGGATATACCGAAAACACAAGTGAAAGAATAACTATTTTAGACAAACAAATAATAGCTGCTAACTTCCGTTATGTAGTAATAAGACAACCGGAACATAAAAGAATCGTGACTTTATTTGATAAAAGCTACATGATTAATTTTCCGAATGCAATTTATATTGTTCATCATCATGATTCAAAAATAAAAAAAATAACGGCTTTTTCTTACAAAGAATACGAGGGTTTAGAAACCAATTTGTATGAATATCCAATGCCGAATGAATTAACTGAAAATACAATTTGTATGGGATCTGCAAAAAAAGAAATATTCAATAATGATTATGTAGCAGCATTAAATAGAGTTATTGCTACACCGTATTCACACACTAACTTTAGTGGAATAAAGGGATTTACTAACTCACAAAAATGGTTTGAGTATCTCCAAAAAAACGAGTTCCCTTACAAACTAATGCGATCATTAAATAAAAAGCTGAAAGACATAAGGGTATAGAAAATGTGGATTTTATCAAGAAAATACAAGAGATTTTATTTATGGAAAAATCGCAAATCAGGGTGCCGAGAATGTTTCTGGCCAGAGATAGATCCAAATAAAATAATCAAAGAAAAAGAAGAACATACATACAAATATAGTCAAGCACAAAAGAATGTTAAATGTCGTAAAAAAAATAAAAGTATTGTGCTTAATAAACACACTAAACTGAGGTATTAAAATGCAAGCAAGAATATGGAACGAAACAAAAGGTACGTATGATCCTTATGAATTACCAGAAGGATCAAGT